AACACCGCGCACCTTGGAAAAACCCTATGAGGGACTCGACGGTTTCCCGCGCTTGCAGGCAGGGCACGAAGACAACCCCGGTTGAGGGTAAGCCGCGCCGGTTCCGTATCTATAACAACGTGGTCCTCACCCAGGAAGAGATCGAGCTCGCCGTCGAAATGGCCCGCGCTGACCGCATCGAACGCGACATCAGAGCCTACGCATATAAGAAGGGGAACCGATGATCGCCGCAGCACTTGAAGATAACGACTGGCTGGAAGATGCGGTCGCAACCATTGTCGGACTGTCACTGACTCGCCACGAGTTCACCGCTGATGACTTGCGCCGGGAGATGCGCGCACCGGCTCATCCGAACTGGCCCGGTATCGCGTTCGGGCAGGCAAAACGGCGCGGACTGATCGAACCGATCAGCACCGCCATCTCGCAGGCTAAGTCCCGCAACCACGGCTCACTGAGGGTCTGGACTAGGAAGAAGGAATCATGATCGCGTTTCTTGTCCTCGTGGCTTTGTGTTTCTTTGGTCCGCGCATCTTCGCTCAGGCCCGCATTACGGACCTGCACCTCGCACACAAGCCGGGTAGTTGCCGTGAATGTGACTCGTATGAATGAGCTTATCTACTGCCACGCGCAGACGTTCGCTGGCCGCATGTACGACGATCCCGAGCCTGCATCCTATTGCGAGGTCGAGGTTGAGCAAGAAGGCGACTTGTGCGACCGACACGAAGAAGACGACCGCGCAGACGCCTTATACGACGCCTGGCGCGATTCACAGCACGACAACTAAACCACTACTGGGGGAATCATGAACACACGTAAGAACCGGCCCGAATCCTGGCACGCACGCTGCCTCAAGGACGAGGCCGAACAGTTGGCCGTAGCAGTCCAGATGCTCGCCGACCTCGAAGGCTACCAGCGCGGCGTATCCGAAGCCCGGATCGCAGCATGAACGCGACGGCAGCGGACACAGTTGTCCCGTCCACGGAAACCTACGGGCTGCCCGCGACTGTTCCGCATCTTATCGCCAAGCTCCGGCTAGTTGACCCCGCCGTCCTAGCCCAAATCACCCACCCGAACGAGGCCACCAAATGAGCCACCACCCAACGATCACTGAGGCCCTTGAGCTTGCTGAGGGTATCCCGGAGGACGCTGGTAATTGGCATGTTCTCCGGCCGTTGCTGATCGCCCTCCGCACCCTCGCAAAAGACAAGGAATTAGCATGACACCCGAGCAGTTCGCAGCTACCCGCACCACCCCGACACCCGCCGTACCGTACACGCCGGAACAGTTCGCCGCGGCCAAGGAGGTCCGCACCCGTTACGGCTGGTACGACGTCCTCTACACCATCGACGCAACCAGTGTCGCCGTCGCCGGGGACTTCGGTGACCTAAGAATCCCCGCCGGCACCATCCTGGAAGTGAAGTAAGCCATGTGGCTTTTCGGACGGCAGCACACGCCCATCCACCTCCCCGAGAAAACGCCCCGCCTGTCCGTGTCTGAGGCGATCATCATCAGCCGCGCCGGACTCACCCCCGAGAAGTGGGACCGACTCACCCCCGAGGAACGCGCCGACTACCGCTGGCGAATCGGGATCAGCGCATAACCCAAAGGAGGGCGATGATGCCCAACACTCAACCCGGTTGCGGCTCCGACTGGTGGGCCCGCAAAACCAACCGGTACTGCGACTGCACCTGTCCGCCGGCACGGTACGACCCGACCAGCACGAAGCCCACCGACCCCGAATGCCCTACGCATGGAGAGAATGACTCATGAAGAAAATTGCAATCGCGCTTGCCGCGCTCGCCCTTGCAGGGTGCGCCCCCGCTCCAGCGCCGGAGCCCTCGCCCACACTGCGCGCCCCGGAGTGCTTTGACGGGACTGTAGGACCAGGATGCCCGTCATGGGCGCTTGACGTACCCAAGAGCAAGAAGGTCAGCCACCACTCGACTGAGGGTGATGCCGTCTACATGCACTTCACGGACGGCACGCGGAAGAGGGTGAAGTGATGTGCAACCTGCAAGAACACAGTGAACGCGACACCCGGCTCCAGGAAGCCCAGCGACTGGAACCCGTATACGCCGCCCTCGCCAACGAATACGGCATCGAATATCAGCCGCCACTGCATGACCATCGTGACGGGGTTACCTGCCATACATGCGCGACCTACAACCGGGACTAAACCACCAACGACAGACAACTAAAACTCACACGCAAACGACAGAGACCCGCACAGGGTCTTTTTTATTGCCCTAGGGGGAACAACGCATGGCCCTGCACGTTTACGAAGACCTTGAACAAGGCACGCCGGAATGGTTGGCTGCACGACACGGCCACATCACCGCTTCAGTCGTCGGACTGCTCATCACGGCCAAGACGGTCAAGCCCGCGAACAACGACACGTCACGCGGACTCATCGCCACACTCGTCGCCGAACGCATCACCGGCCACGTCGAGCCCATACAGGAAACCTCCGACATGCTCCGCGGCACACTGGATGAGCCGTACGCCCGAGACATCTACTCCGAGCACTACGCGACCGCCACTGAGATTGGCTTCATGGTCCGGGATGACTGGGGCTTCCGTATCGGCTACTCACCGGACGGTTTGGTCGGGGAGGACGGGCTGATCGAAATCAAGTCGCGCCGGCAGAAGAAGCAGCTCGCAACGATCCTCGCCGACGAAGTGCCCGCTGAGAATATGGCGCAGATCCAGTGTGGCCTGCTCGTGTCCGGGCGAGAATGGCTCGACTACGTGTCCTACTGCGGCGGGATGCCCCTCTATGTCAAGCGCGTCCTACCTGACCCCAAGTGGTTCGACGCCATCAAGGAAGCCGCCACAGCATTCGAGGCAACCGCAAACGACATGCTCACCACCTACACCGCCGCCATCAAAGGCAGACCAGCCACCGAACGCATAGATCACTTCGGAGAAATCGAGATCACTTTCTGATGGACATATCAAAGGCGCTAGTCGCCAAATCGGACCAACTCAACGCCTCAGACCTGACCGGCGCGCCCATCGTCGCAACCATCGAGGCCGTGCGCCGTGGTGACGCGGTAAAGCCAGTCATTGTCGACCTTGAAGGTATGGGCGGGCGCCCCTGGAAACCGTCAAAAGGGATGCTGCGGGTGATCGCTCACGCATGGGGCACCGAATCAGACGCATGGGTTGGGCGGCTCGTGAAGCTCGTCAATAACCCGGAAGTGGTCTACGCGGGCGAACAGGTCGGCGGCGTGGAAGTTGTCGCCATGTCGCACATCCCCAAGGCGTTCACTATCCCGGTGCGCATCAGTCAGAAGAAGGTCAAGCAGCATCACGTCGATGTCCTCGCCGAACCAGCCACGGAGCCGTGGGTGGCGCAGTGGCAGGCGATCAAGAACGCACTGACCGCTGCCGGGTATGAGGGTGACGGGCCGCAGATGCTCGCCACAGCCGGGCAGGTCATCGGCGCGGCTTGGGAACACCCGAACAAGATCAGCGCCGAGGACGCACAGAAGATCCTCGCCGCAGTACGGGAAGACGACCACCAGGAACCGACCGCATGACGACCACGCGGGTTTACGTGTCGATTGAGGCCGGCCACCTCACACCAACACCCACACCACCCAGCCAGCTACTCGGCCAACAGTTCCAAATGGACGGCTCACCCGTCCTGCTCTACATCACACCCACCACGGCTAAGCAGTGGATCGAAACACTCACACCAATAGCAGAGGAAAAGTAAACATGGCAGTAGTAACCTTCACCGGCAATATCGGCAAGTCCCAGGGCCTCAAGTTCAGCAACGACGGGAAGCCGCGCCTTTCCTTCTCCGCAGCCGAAACCGCCCGCGTCAAGGACCAGACCGGCCAGTACGTTGACGGCGGCACCACCTGGTTCAACGTCACCCTGTTCGGTTACACGGCAGAGGCGATTGACGCGCAGATCGCCGCGCAGGGCGGAAAGGGCAAGGTCATCGTCACCGGGCGCATGTCCACCCGCGAGTACGAGCACAACGGAGAACGGCGCGAATCGCTCGACGTCGTGGCTGACTCGGTCGGATTCGTGCCGCGTGGACAGCAGCAGGGCGGACAGCAGCAGCCCGCACAGCAGGCGCAGGGTGGATGGGGTAACCAACCCGCGAACGCCGGCGCATGGGGCAACGGGCCGACCAACGAACCGGCCTTCTGACCCATATGCAGGTCACTCTCCGGGCCCGGTCCATACCGTACCGGCCCGAACTCAAAGCACACGAACGGATCTGCGCACGCTGCGGAATCCAATTCACAATCCACCCCCAACGCGACCGTCACCACAGGGACTGCCGCGACTGCCGATAACCACCACCACAGCGGCGCCCAACACCTCACGTTGGGCGCCGCTGCCGTGAAAGGAACACATGACTACCCCACTGAAGCTTGGTGAACTGTTCGCCGGATACGGGGGCCTCGGAATGGCCGTCGAGGAAGTCTTCGGCGCCGAACTCGCCTGGTATGCCGAGTTCGAGACAGCCCCATCGAAGATCATGGCCCACCATTGGCCGAACGTACCCAACTACGGGGACGTCACCCAGATCGACTGGGCCAACATCGAGCCCGTAGACATCATCAGCGGCGGATCCCCATGCCAAGACTTATCCCTCGCTGGTAAGCGCCGCGGCATGAATGAGGGGACCCGCTCGAACCTATGGGAATCCATGCGCGAAGGTATCGCCACCATCAAACCAAAGTACGTCGTATGGGAAAACGTAAGGGGGGCCCTCAGTGCAGGAGCCGTTAGCGAAATGGAACAGTCAGAGGGACGTCTGGGAGAAAGCGGAAGCCCCTATCTTCGGGCCCTCGGACGTGTTCTCGGAGACTTGGCCGACCTCGGGTACGATGCGGAATGGCGTGGCCTCAGAGCTGCCGACGTGGGAGCAACGCACAACAGGTTTCGCGTCTTTCTCCTCGCCGCTCTACCCGACGCCCGCGGCCTCGGACTGGAAGCGGGACGACTACCCAGCGGACAGGCTCCGCAAGTCACCGAACCTACCGACGATCTCAGTCTATTTTCCGACGCCTACCGCCTCGGATACGAACGGGGCTGGGAAGCACGGGGACGGCGGCTTGGACCTGCGAACCTCGATAGCGCTCCTGCAAACCCCGTCAGTCTCGGATGCGATGGGCGGTCACGAGCGCAGGGGCGGCAAGAGGGGGCAGGAACTCCTACTCAAGGGCCAAGTGAAGGAACTCGATGGGGCAAGTACGAACCCGCCGTCCGACGCTGGGAACGAATCCACGGACCAGCTCCCCGGCCAACTGAGCCTTCTGGACGAAACGGAAAACGTCGCCTAAGCCCCGAGTTTGAGTCCTGGATGATGGGCCTCCCGCCGGGATGGATAACAGGCGTTGAAGGCCTCACATGGGGAGATCAAGTCAAGGCCGCTGGCAATGGCGTAGTGCCCCAGCAGGCCGCTGCAGCCCTCCGCGACATGCTGGCCGCGTTCGATAAGCAGCACGCAGCATGAGCCCGTGTGCCCGTGGTTGTTGCTGGACGAGCTTCGGTGTTTGCGCCCAGCAGCGCACCTGTGGATGTCATTGGCTGGACACGCCACGAGTTGAGCCGCGCACGTCCGACACCCGCCGACACCGCGATCCGACTGCGGATGAAGCGATCCGCAACCTGACACGCCGAACCCGCAACCCGAAACGCCCACGCCGATAAGGATGCAAACCAATGGGATACAAGTACCGCGGCGACAAACCCGCCAGCCGCCGCACACCCGCACCATGCGGAACCTACCCCGGCTACCGGCGGCACAAGTACCACAACGAACCAGTCTGCAAGGACTGCGCCGCCGCGATGGCCGCATACTCACGCTCCCAACGCACACCGAGCCCACCCAAGCAATTCACCGCCGAGAAGTGCGGCACCTGGCCCGGGAGACGCCGGCACGACTACTACAACGTGCCACCCTGCGAACCCTGCAAAGCCGCAGCCCGCGCCTACCAACAAGAACGACGCGCCGCCAAAAAACAAAAGTGAGGAGGACCGATGGCCTACCAGTACCGCGGCACCGTCCGCGAGGTTGAGGATTACTACCAGCCGCAACGCCAGCGAGCCGGCGCGTTCGACCCTTCCAAATGCGGAACCTATGCCGGATACCGGGCCCACCAAACATACCGAGTGCCCGCCTGCCGCGAATGCAAGGACGCTCAGTCCTCCTACACCCGCGACTACATCGAACGCCGCGGCGGATGGCCGCAAACCACCACACAAGAGTTCAAGCCCGGAGCGTGCGGAACCTATGCAGGCTACACGCGCCACAAGCGGTCGGGCGGCAAACCATGCCCCAAATGCCGGGAAGCCTACACCGGCTACATGCGCGAATACAGGGCACAAAGGAAGGCGACGTAAATGGCGCGGATTCGATCAATCAAGCCCGAGTTCTGGTCATCCCCAGGTATCGAGACCGTCGCGCCGCACGCCCGTCTCCTCTATATCGCCATGTGGAACTGGGCAGATGATAGCGGCGTCGGTGTTGCCAACCCCCGTGAACTTCTAGGATTCGCCTTCCCGCTAGAGGAAGAAATCAACGTCGCGGATCTCCGCCGAATGCTCGAGGAAATCCGCCGAGTGTTCGGCGTGAATTTCTACACCGTTGCGGGACGTCAGTACTACTCCATTCCAAGCTGGGAAAAGCACCAGAAATTCGACCGCCGATCAAAGGGCAAATACCCCGGCCCTGAAGAAGCGGATGACGCTGAAATCCCCGCCAATAAAGGGGACTCTGGCAATTCGGCGGAATCCCACGAGTCTTCGCCGAGTGTTCGGCGGGATTCAGTCGCTGGAACAGGGGAACAGGGGAACAGGGGAACAGGGGAACAGTTAGAAGACTTGTCCGGCAAGCCGAACGAGTTCGACCTCTGGTACGCCGAATATCCCCGCAAGGATTCTAGAGGCGCCGCCGAGAAGGCATTCCCGAAAGCGCTCAAGGAAGCAGGGCTCGAGGCACTAATCTCCGGCGCAATCCGCTACCGGAATGACCCGAACCGCGAGAAGCAATTCACGAAGCTGCCCGCGACATGGCTCAACGGCAAATGCTGGGCAGACGGGCCACTCCCCGCGAAGTCCGGCTCGAGCAAGCAAACCACTAGCGACAAGATGCGGGACACATTCGCCCGCGGCCAAGCACTACAGGACCGGCTGAACAACAGCGCCGGCCAAACCATTCTCGAGATAGGGGCATGACATGAACATTGCAGAGACCGCCATCATCCTGTCGAAGATCCAGGCTTTCGATAACCGCAACGTGGACGACGCGACGATCATCGCGTGGCAGGAAGTCCTCGAGCCGCACACCGTACAGGACGCCCTCAAAGCCGTCTCCGACTACTACAGGACGCACTCGGCATGGATCATGCCAGCGCACATCGTGGAACGCGTCAGGGCCATAGAGGAAGCCCGCGTTTACGAGTTCAAAAACGGCTACCACCTCAACTACGCCGACGAATCGCGGATGCTCGAGGGCGCCAACTGGTCCGCAGCCATGAAAGAACTACACCGCGCAGTCCGAACCGGGACGATCACCCCGCAAGCGTATGAGGCGTATCAGTCAGGGGATAAGCCGCTCGAGGCATTCCTCAACAACCGAAAGGCCATCCAGTGACACCAGCAGAAAAAGCGGTCCTCGCCGCATTGCTCGAGTCGGACGGCGGTTGCCTGCATGAGATCAGCCTCGAGCCGCGGGACTTCTCCACAGTCGCCGGCGAGGTCCTTTACCGGACCATCCAGGAAGTTGTCGGATCCGGGAAACCCTCAGACCCGCTCACGGTGACTGACGCTATCTCGAGGTTGGACGTGGCCGACCGGCGCGCCGTCCCTGCAGGCTTCGTGTGGACCATCACTGAGGTCCACGTATCCGAGGCGTCCGTCACCTACCACGCGGCCATCGTCGCTCAGGACGCGGCACGCAGGCGGTTCGTGCAAGTCACCGCGAACCTCAACCAGCGGGCAGCGGAAGGCGGCGACATCGAAACGCTCGCCACCGAAGCGCTCGAGAAGTTGGGCAACGTAACGGATGGGCTCGGCTCAACCACCCGGCCCGTATCCGAAACCATCGACGCAACCCTCGACTCCCTCGACTCCCCCGTCACTTACACCGAATCACCCTGGACGAACGTCAACCACTTCATCCAAGGATGGAGGCCCGGCGCGCTCTACGTCATAGGAGCCCGCCCCTCAGTCGGCAAAACAGTTGCCGGGTTCCAAGCCGCGCTCTCACTCTGCAACCGGGGGCCCGTCGCGTTCACATCCCTCGAGATGTCCAACACCGAACTCGAGTTACGCATGGTCTCCCAAGAAGCAAAAGTCGACATGGGCCGCATCACCAAACGGCAACTCACCAACGCCGACTGGGAACGCGTAGGGAAAGCCCGCGAACGCTGGGAACACCTACCCCTGTTCATCGACCCCTCGAGGGACGCATCAATGGCGCAGGTAGCCCGGCACGCATGGTCCGTGAAACGCAAACACGGACTAACCGCCGTCGTAGTCGATTACTTGGGCCTCATCGAACACCCCGACTCGAGGAAGTCCGAATACGAAGTAGTCACCGAAACAACCCGCAAACTCAAACTCCTGGCACAAGCGCTCGAGGTCCCCGTGATCGCTCTCTCCCAGCTCTCGAGGAAGAACGAAGGCCGGGAACAGAAAACCCCACAACTGTCAGACCTCCGCTCGAGCGGCGCTATTGAGCAGGACGCCGACGTTGTGATCCTCATGCACCGAGACCTCATGGAATCCCCGCATGAGGCCGAAATGATCGTGGCGAAGAACAGGCACGGCATCACCGGTACGGCGCATATGGACTTCATCGGGCACAACTCGTATCTGCGGGACCGGATCGAGCGCGGAGGATACCCCGCGTGACCCGCGAGGCTGACCAGGAGCGCCGGACAGCACGCCGGTTAGCGGATACCACCCGCCGCGCCCAGCAACGCGAAGACCGTCAACAACCCCGCATAGACGTTACAGGCGGGGCTACAGCGCCCCGTGGGGCTGATGTGGCACCCGTGGGCGCACACCAAAAACAAACCCCGCAGAAGCCAAGACAAGGACGCAAGTGAACAACCCCCGCAACCCGTACACACCCGGCCAGCCACTCCCCGACCCACTGCACGCAATAGGCAGGCCCGTGACGTTCTTCCACGCCAACTACATCGAAGCCGGCACCGTCACCAAAACCACCACCACCGACGGCGGCACCCTGTACGACATCCGCGTCATCAGCGGCGGCACCTTCCGCAACACCACCATCGGCACTCTCATGAACCCCCAACCCAACACCTTCGTATACGCACCCTAGGAGCACCCGCAAATGAACTGGCTACTTATCAAACTTTCCGCCCGCAAGTGCCGAGGATGCAGTGACGACGGATTCCACACAGCGCACCTCACATGGATCGGGCGGCTCCGCTACCTCGGGCGGCTCAAGCCATGAAAGGTCGCTGTCGATACTGCAAAGCGCCCGTAGTCCTCATGTCCGAAGTTTGGAAGCACGACGGCATCGGCGCATTCGTCCACATCATCAAGCAGATGAGGGACCGGCCAGAGACACAAGCCGACTTCGCATTAGCAGGCCCAAACAAGGGAAGTACCAAGTGACCCGCACCAGAGCATCCGCCAAGAAGGCCGGATCCACTTTTGAGCGAACCACCGCCGACTATTTAGCGGTCGTCGTAGATGACCGAATTGATAGGCGCGTCAAAAACGGGGCCAAGGACCGCGGGGACATTGGAGGAGTCCGCATCCACGGCCAGCGCGTAGTCCTCGAATGCAAAAACACCGCCAAAACCAGCCTCGGACCCTGGGCGACCGAAACCGAGATTGAACGCGGCAACGACGACGCACTCGCCGGCGTAATCGTCCACAAACGCCATGGAACCGCCAACCCCGCCGAGCAATGGGTCACCATGACCCTCGCCGACTTCGCCGCGCTACTCACCGGCAACCGCGACCACATCGACCAGGAGGAACCATGAGTGCTAAACCGTTCGTTGGGAGCCCGCGCACCAACCCGCACCGGCCCCAAGTGTTCACCCCCTCATACGGCGTCACAGCAGGCGGCAACAGGCGCTTCCCCGTCCTCAAAACACCCCAATACTGGCGTGTCGAGTTCAGCGGCGGACACCGCGACTTCCCCACCCACGCCGAAGCCATCTCCTACGCAGACAAGCTCGTAAGGGACCAACCATGACCGTGTACGTCATCCGGTACCGGGGCCTCATCTTCCACCAAACAAGCCACCGCGACGACCACCACCACATGCTCAACCGCCTCCAACAACACGGCCACAACCTCAACGAACCCGGATGGGAGATCAGCGATGAAGCGTAAACGATTCACAGACGCGGAACTAGCCGCCGAGTACCACGCCGCCCGCATGACCAGCCGCGTACGCATGGCAAGGGTAGACAACCAGCCCGGCAACGCCGCGGTGTTTGACCACTACGA